TCCTTTCTTACTCATCTTCTACCTCCACATTGGCTATATAAATTAATGCTCTACCAAACTCATCTGGTACGATTATTTCTGTTCCTACCTTTAATGTTCCAGTTGTAAGTTTATCTACCGAAAGTTCCCTTACTTTCGCACTTGTGATCGATTCATCCCTAATATTCCTTTCTCCTACTTCGGTCTTTAGTACAGTTCCCGTTATTACCCCAGCCACTCTTTTGAAGTTACTTCTGGATTTAGGAGGTATTGTTGCTGTTATTACTTCTTTTACCCCTTCTCCTACTGATAATTCTACATTTGTCACATAGGTTTCGTATTCTACTGCATTTCTATCCTGAACCTTAATTTTATCCCCTATTTCTAGGTATCCAAGGAATATTGTATTTGCTTCGTATGGCACTAGGCTAAACCCTGTAAACTCATCTGATATCGAATCTATATAGCTTTCTCTATCTCCATCTACGAACAAGTTATTCTCAAACCTTATCTGATACAATCCGTCTATCTCTACAAGTATCTCTAGAAGCAATTCTTCCCCGTCTTCCATTAGTAATTCATCTCCATCCTCACATAGTATAGGAGGACTAACATATCCACCTCTCCATACAAAATCCTGTTCTACTGGTGTCCTAGCTAATGCAATACTGTTTACTGCTCCCCATTGAGCCTCTGTATTTAGTTTTCTTAGTTCTGATTGTGAAAGGGTCTCTACAACACTTGCACCCATTGGTATCAAAACAAGTTCATCATCCGTATTGAAGTATATGATTGTTCCCGTTATTTCTGCTACCTGTTCTAGTACATCTCTGTATGTGAATCCCTGGAATGCAAATAAGTCTGCACCAACGACCAGGTCATCATTTAAGAAGGTTGCTGTTCCAAGTGTCCAGCCAAGTGCATTACATATTTCCTGAACCAGTTCTTTAACTGTTATGGGGTATTCAACATCGTATAACTCATAAAGCCTCAATGCTTCATACATCTTGTCATACATCTTTATTGTGCTTTGTTGTGTATCTTTATTCTCTTCTTGTTCTACAACCTTGAATGTCCCATAGTCTATATATTCGACAATATCTTTTTCTTCAACCTCATCATAGCCTGTTACTAATCCAAGCCCTATGTTAACCTCTTTATCTCTTAAATCATGTCCACCCCAGAACTTAGCTTCAGCTTGCCTTAGCACCGTTTGAAACATATTCCCGTTCGCTTTTATGCTCCAGCTCTTAAGATCATCAGCATCTGTTAGTCTGATAGTATCCCCATCATCTATATAAGCAGAAATGGTTCTAGCATTCCCCTTCATTGCTGTTTTGAATTCACTACTTACGCTTATCATATCTTCTTATATGGTATTAAGTTAACTGTGAATGGTGCATACATACCCTTTTTCTTGTTCCAATATGGGTATGAGAAGTCTCCAGCATAGAAGTCTCCTGTTCTATAATTACCCAACTCTGCATCCCACCACGAAACAGAAAAACTTGGTGGTTCTATAAGCCCCAGTATTGTTTTAAGTTCCGACTCTGTAAGATAGGTAAACTCAAGTTTTAATTTAGGGAATATTCCTATAAAAGTAGCTTTCAGTTCTCCAGCCATGTTTCTATCAGCATCACTCCAAAGCTTGTTTCTTTCCACTTCAAAGCTCTTTAATTTAAGTTCTGTTGTTCCTATCTTTACTTCGTATGTTTTAGCCATTTTATAAGTTTAATATATTAGTTCCTGTTCTTAAACCTTTTTCTCTGATGTAATCAATTGCCTTTTCATATATCGTATCATCTCCGATTTTAACTACTAAATTACCACCACCTGATCCACCACTCATACTAATCTTCTCTGCTAGTTTATCTATCCATTCAGTATTTCTCTCTAGTGGCATCACCGCTTCCTTTCCAGCCTCACCAATCATTGCAAGCGTTGGGTTTTCCACAATACCACCCTTTGCTAGGTATGGTATTTTAGGTGCATATATAGTGGGCAACCACCCAAAAGGTTGTAATCCTGCTATTTTAGTATTCCTAATTGTTCTCAAAGCACCATTTATGGCATTAAACGGAATACTTACCACGGTGTTTATACCCTTTATTAAACTGTTTACGACATTCTTAAAAGCACTGAATATTCCGTCTGTAATACCCTTAAATACAGAACCACCCGCACTAAATATATCTTTGACTTTTTTCCAAGCCTTACTAAAGATATCCCCAAACCAATTAGCGACATTGCTGAAAGGTCTTTTAATGCCTTCCCAAGCATCAGTCGCACTATTCTTCAGATTGTTCCATAAGTTTGTAAAGGAATTCCTAATTGGTGCTGTGACTTTCTCGTTAAACCAAGTTGCCACTGTTTCCCAAGTTCCTGTGATCCAATCTTTTATTTTGGTAAATATCTCCACAACACAGTTCCAAACACCAGTCAGTGCATTTCTCACCACCTCTGGTTGCTGATCCCAGGATCTCTTGAAGTATCCTAAAATGTCGTCCCAAAGTTTTATGAAGAAATTTTTAATATCTTGCCACATCATTTTTATTGTTCCATCAAAGTCTATGAATAACCCTATAATACTCCCTATTACCCAACCTATAAACTTAGCTTTATTGTCTAATGCACTGATTAATCCTTTTATTGTCTTAATCACCCCAGTTATAGCTCCTACAAGCACTGCACCTATAATAACAGCTATAACGCCCAAGGCTTTTCCTATATTTTTCAGAACTTCTGATTGTCCTATTGTTTTGATTAGTTCTCCCCACTGATACTTTAATTCCTCTATTACTGGTTTCATTATTAAGTTCCAAGCGTCTATAATGGGCTTAAAGAACTCCTCAAACTTCTTTTTAATAGGATCGAACTTTTCTGCAATGCTTTTCTTTATTCCATTTATAACCTTGTCTACTTCTGCTCCAAAGTTTTCAAATATTCCTGGCGTAGTAAGTGCGGTTGTTGAAGCTCCACCACCACCACCACCACCTGTTTCTGGCTCTTTTAATACATTCATTTCATCAAACCTAGCAAGACCTCTAAGCTCTTTATTAAGTTTGCTTGCACTACCACTAGCATCATCCATAGTATCAGCCTCCCCTTTCATTGCATCATCAAGACCTTCTGAAGCCTTGGCTACTTTTACCTGTATATTTGTTAAGCTCTGAAATACGCTTCCTATTACTGGAATTTTACTTAAGAATTGTGCAATTGTTTCGGCTACATAGACCACCCAACCAGCTACCTTTGTAGCCCATGTTTTGATTACTTCTTCATTTTGTTTTAGGAAATTCCTTACATTTTGTACGAACCCTAGTATTGCAGTTGTAGCTGATGCCCATATAGGCTCTAGCATTGACCCAAGCTCTTCGAAAGCACTCTTAGTTGCATCTGTAATAGAATCAAGCATCTTTCCTGATGTGGTGTAGGCTTCTGCATATGCACCGAAAGCTTTAGCACCTTCTCTTTGGACTATGTTTAATCTGGCTTGTGCCTCTTCCTGTGCGGTCAAGTCACCTCTCCCTTTTCCTAGTGTTTTTGCAAACTCTCGATATTCTGTTCCCAAGTTTCCTATTGCAATCATCCCCTCTACGGCCTCCGTTCTTCCCCTACTAATAAAGTCAGTAATCTGTGCAATTGCTTCACTTGATGACTTTCCAGCAACAGCTCCGAGGTCTTTCATAGTTAAAACTAAAGCATTTACACCTTTCACCGTATTTCCTGTCCTAGCATCAACAGCTTCAAGACTTTTTGCCATTTCCACCAAGCCTGTCCTTGCAAGAGAGGATATAACCTGTTCAGCCTTAATACCATATGTATTTGATTCTGCTAGCGAATCTCTAAGACCATCTAGTTCTTCCTGGGTTATCCCCAGGTTCCTGGCTAGTGTATTTGTAGCAACTCTCATTCTTGTAAGTTGCGACCCTGATGTTAATAGACCTTTCCCAAGGTTAAATACCGTGCTAATCACTCTACCTATTACCTGGGCTACTTTCTGGAATGTTTTTATCAATATTTGGGCAACAATCTGTGCCTTAGTCATAGCTCCAGTCATGGTTTTACCCATTCCCGTGCTTACACCGTCAACAGACTCTTTAACACCTGCGATACTATCTTCAATACTCTTCAATTGTTTATCAAATTGCTCCTGATTGGCTGTGAATATTAACTCCAGTCTCTCAAGTGTTTTCTTCGTGCTTGCCATCTTTTATGACTCCTCCCAATTTATATGTCATTGATTCAGCAACTTTCTCCATTTCGATTGCAGTCATCACTTTGTCTTCCTCCCGTTTAAGCTCTTTTGCTAAGTATGGTTCTCTCGGAAATTTCTTTGGATCGTTTACACCTATAGCAATATAACGAGCAAGGTTATAGTTCTGCATATCCTGTTCTATAGCTCTTTCCTTTGCTTTCTCCTGGTACACTTTTATGTACTTTTCAAACTGAGCAGGATCTATTTTGTTCCAGTAGGTATCTAAATCTAGTCCTATTTTAATGGCTAGTTCTTCTCCTCTTTCCCAGGCTTCGTAGAAGTACCCTTCTCCTCCTTCACTTCTGTCGCTACCTGTGGAGCCTCCTTGTCCTTGATCCAATTGGCTTCCTTGAACATTGTTGGCATCTCCTCGGCTATTCCCTTTGGAGATAAACCTTTTTTTAAGAGGATCTCCATTAGCTCATAATACAAGGCAAATAAATCACCTTGTTCTTGTAAGTACTTTCCTATCCAGTGATCAGTTTGGGCTTCATCAAATCTAAAACCCCTTTGTATCAATGTGAATACTGTAGTCATAGAATAGCTTCCGACTAACTCCACGATTGACTTCTTACTCACTTGTTCTATTTCTTTCACCGTTCTCGGTGTGAATTGTATGTCGAGTAATTCCATTTTATTTTATATTAAATTTAATACAGGGGGTGTGACAAAAGCACCCCCTATTTCCCATTAAGCACTAGGTGTTGCTTTAGTAAATTCAGGAATACCTGAAATTCTTAAAGAACCAGTGAAACCTCTAACGCCATTTACTTCACTTTCAGCCTCTTTGAACATTTTTACATAAGCCTCAAACTCCCATTTGGATCCCGAAGGAAATACCAATGTAAAGTCCTCTACTGATTGGCTCTGTACCAATGCATATAAAGCCTCTAGGTCTGTTTCGTGGTCATCGTCTGTATAACCAGAGAATGTTAGTTCTCCAGCGTCCAAACCACCACCGATGAATACTTTACCATCATCATCCAGTGTTGTGACCTCGATTTCCTCAGCTTCGAGACCTAATTCACCGATATTGGTAAGGTTTCTTATTACCAAATCAGTTGACTCACTCCCAGATTTGAGTTTTGTTAGGACTACTCCCAAACTTCTTCTTTTTGACATTTTATTAGCCAATAAAATTAAATCTTGTAGTGATGTGCTTCAGATTTTCATCATCGACTTCACTACTAAAGTCTAACATAAAATTATTTTCTCGCATACCCCTTTCTAGCAGGTCTAGTATCTCAGTAGCCTCAAGCATGGTTTCAGCCCATATATCTACCACAATATCGATGTCCTGGTATGCGATCTCCTTACTCAAATCTAACTCTATTCCGTTGTTTTCAACGAAGTAGGTCATGCAAGGAGGGTTTTCTATTACCTCGGGTCTGTTAGGGTACACCGAGACTCCTGTTTTTACGGACTTCAATATTTCGTAAACATCTTTATTAGGTATATACATTATTTTGCTGTTACCAATTTATGTATTTGCTTTTGTGCCTCTTTCTTCAATATCCAGTTTACCTTTTTCTCTGTTTCTATGAAAGCAGGGTACATGAATGGTCTTGGTTTTCCTGTAACCATTAAGCCTTTCATTTTTTTAGTATCAAACCCGTGCCTTCTTGCCCAAGCCTCTATTCCTGTTTCGTTTCCGTATCGGTCTATGAAGGGAACAAAGTGGGGGGCTGAAGTACCAAATTCTACCCATTGGGCATATTCGGTATTTGCGTATATAACTACCCCATTTTTATATCTTCTATTTAGACTTTCAAACTTTATGCTCCTTTTTAGTTGAGCTGTATCTACAGGAACTTTTGCTCTTGCCGACTTTTGAACAACTATACCCACATCTTTGAATGCCTGGCTCATGTCCAGCTTTTCTCTGATTTGTCTTACCTTATCTATTGCTTTGTCTACATTCCTAATTCCTACGACCATATTTGACCTACTAAGAAGTTATGTGAATCGTTAGGAATTGCTTGAACTATTCTGTAGTTTTTGTTTCTATATTCCCAAATACTACCCAGGTCTACTTCTTCATCCGTAGTAATAGCGATATCTATTCTTTCACGAATTCCGTAGTTTTCTCTTATCTCCTCTAGGTTACTGAATCTTACATTACCTAGTATTGTGTTCGTGGTAGGAGTAAGGGCTACTGTTCTCTCTCCGAAATCATTCTCGGAAGTAGTTTCAGCCATCTCTGTTAGCTCTTTATCATAGAATGTATCTTTAATAGCTTTTGTAAAGCCTTGTGGTATCTTCAATGACGGAAATCATCCTAAAGTTATCTAATTGCTCAGTCACTCCTAAGAATATTTCCCTATCTGTGGCGGTTGCTAGGCTTGTAGCCTTGTCAGAACCAAATGTAACAGACTGTCCGTTGTCATCGACCTTTTTAACCTCCCTTTCTGTGGATGTTATATCTGTATATAGGTTGCTCACTACTGTTGCGAGGATTCTTTCCATTTGTGGTGGAATAGGGCAATCATAACCGAAGACCTGTCCTTCGTAGTTTGTATTTTCCGCTATTTCCTCTGGTGTGTAGCCAGCCCTATTAAGTAGGTATAAGTATTTATCCACTAGTTGAGACCTATTTGTGTAGTTCAAGGCTCTATCGACAACGCTGTTAACAACAAAATCCAAGTAATTTCCATCCTGGATATCACTATTTAGGATTTTTGCATAGTCTTTTATTCTTTGGAGAATTGCATCCATAGCCTTAATACTGAATTTAAGTGGAGGGGGCTATTACACCCCCTCTAAAACCGAATTAAGCACTAGGTGTTGGTGAATCAACAATACTCCCATACATAACTAGGTCAGGCATTACGCACTTTGTACCATAGTTAAAGAAGAATGTGATTGCTTGCTCGTTACTGAGTGGAACCTCACCGAACTTAATGTTGGATATGATGGAAGGCTGTGCGATTGCTCCCATAGCCATAGCGATCATTTCCTTAGTTTGGTTTATGTTCTCCATTACAAATACTCCGTGCAATGTACCAATCTTAACCCCACCCTCTACTGGGTTTGGAAGTTCATCGATTTTGGCTTGTACCTCATCGTAAGCTTCGGGACTAAGTGTTACTACAATCATTCCTCTAGGAACACCGTTTACATTACCATTCTTTACGGTTGCAACTGCTCTTACTATAGAATCAAATCTCTTTAGAACAGTATCTCCTTCTGCTGTTACCTCTGTACCTTCATCTTCTGCTACAGTGTAGAACTCTTGATCTAAGTGGTTCTGGTAAGCGAATGCTACTGAACCAGCTCTTTTCTCAAGAATACCTTCTAAACCATATTGTCTTAGGTCGAAGTTGTTAACCTCTTCTACTATTTCCTTTTCTTTGTCAAGAAGAACAGTTACATAGTTATCCTTAAGTTTATCTCCCCTACCTAAACCTCTTGCAGTGCCGTAATCTCTTACAGTAGAACCGATGAATCTGGAGACTTTAACACTACCTGATGCAGGGTCTCCTGAAACCTGTTTGTTTTTAGCCAAACCTGAAACAAGTGATTTAGAAATCATTCCTGGAATTTCGACGATTATTTCTCTAAGTTTAGCCTTATCAGTACCATTTGACTGGTAAATACTAAATGAATCTTGCATTTTATGAATTATTAAAAACTAAAACACCCCGAATGGATTGGAATCTGTAGACTTTTTCTCTGGTGTTTTCTTCTCTGGATCCTCGATGTCATCTCGACCTTCGAGTTTCTTTTGAACGACCTCTTCAACAGCCTTGTCGAATGTTTCTTTGATTACCTCAATGTTCTTCTGTTGTTTGTCTAAATCGACATCAACCACGAAGTCAACTAGTTTTATGGGAACTTCTAGTTCACTAAGTTTTTCAATGGCTTTTAATCGGTTTTCCTTTTCGGTAATCAACAGATCTCTACTACGAAGCTCTTCCTCCCTTTTGCGGTCTTCCTCAGCTTTCCTCTCTTCAGCATCCAACTGAGCCAACCTTTCAGCTTCCTTCTTCTCTTCTACAAGCCTTTTGTTAAAGTTCTCTTCCACCTCTTTGAGTTTAGTCTCCATTTCTTCTCGGCTTTCCTTACGGTAAGCTCCGATTAATTTGTCGACTTCCTCTTGTGTAAAAGTCTTCTGTTCCCCATCCTTTGTTTTTTCCTTCTTCCCTGATTCCTTGGGGTCTGAACCAGTTGGAAGTCTGTTTTTGTCTTTTTCCATAAAATTGGAATTAAAGTTAAACCCGTATACCTCCGTCGAGTAATCTATTTTTACATTTTCTAGAAGCTAGGTCAAGCCCCCTTCTCTTTTGTTCTGGTTAAGTGGTATGTCTTTCTTGATCTGGTTTCGTATTTTCTTATCCAGGGGCGAGTACATATATGTGTCTTTATCCTTCTTCTCTAGCCATTTGAATTTGTCGAAGAATTTCTCATTATATACATCTACTACAGTGAATACTTTCTTTGTCGAGTCTGCGTATTCCTTAAGTTGGTTCATTATCTCCGTTCCTAAGCCTGTCCCCTTTTCTTTGGTTCCTATTGCAGGCATAAATATCTTAGTGTCTGTTTCGTCTATTGCTAGGGTGTAGGTTCCTTTCGGTCCCTCTGCTCTTGATAGTCCTGGAAGTACCTTTGCTCCCTGTTTCGCTAGTATGAAGTCAAAAGCACTCTTGTATCCTGATGGGTATATCTTTTTCTCCGATGATACTGCCTCCTCCTCCTCTTCTTCCTCTTCTATCTCTTCCATCCTTTGGCTGAACTTTTCTCTTGCATTTTCTAGTGATTCACTTGAGGTCAGGGGGCTATCTACAGTTCTACAGTTTGGATGGAACGGTTGGAAGTTTTCTCCTACTACCGCATCTTCATAATTAAACACCTCTGTTTCATCGATATTACCACAAATATCCGAGGTTCTACTGTCTAAAGTTACATCCAGGGTGTATTGTGTTATATCTATATCGAGCATTGCTCTTTTGTTAGCCTGTCCATCTACGAATGCCGATTCTGTCCTTACTAACCTCATAGCTTCCCATTGCATTACATTGTATTCTTTCCTTATTTCCAATGCAGTTCTGTTATAGCTCTGTCCTGATATTAAGGATCCTGCGATCTTAAATGGAAGTTCTTTAGCCATTTTATTCCTTTCTTTACCCCACACTCTCTTTGAATAGTTCTTTCCGCTCCATTTCTCTCTTAACACTTGCTCTGGTAGTCCTGGATTAAATCTTGTAAACACTCCTGGTTTGTAATCATCCCCTACATAGTCTTTCATTATTAAGTCATAGGAATGCTCCATTGTGTTGTTTAGAATACTGGTGGTTTTTATCTCCTGGATTGCCTGTAGTCTTCTCATTTCCCAATAGACTTGCTCCTTCAGGGCTTCTACCCTTGTTATCCTGGATAGCATTTTCTGGTTATACACATCCTCTGGAACAAGACCAAGTATTTCCATCCTCTCTTTCACTTTATTCAGAAACTCTTTTCTTTCCACTCCAGTAAGTACCCCTATTAGCTCGGTTATTCCAAGCCCAGTATCACTACTGTATTTATCGTAGGTTTCTTTCACCATCCTGTCTAATTGTCTTAGTGATTCTCGGTAGTACTTAAGAAGCTCTTGAATTTGTTTGTTAGTGTATTTCTCTTGATTTACTTTCCTCTTTCGGGTTCTAGTATTCCAGTACTTCTGTTGCCTTTCCATTAAATCTTTCCTTGATCTTGCCATTGCGGTCTATCTCAAGTTAGTTGGGCTTTTCTGTTCCGTAGTTTTCAGCTCCTTTGTTAGCATTATCCTCTTCTTCCTTTAGGAATGTCTCCATGAATTTCTCTGGATCATCTACGAAGCTTAACTGTGCATTCAATTCTGTCTGAGGTATACCAAGACCTTGAAGGTTAAGTATCATTTGTGATGTTTCGAGGTCATTTTGTGGTAAGTTCCTCTTGAATGTAATATTTAGGTTATGAGGTTCTATTTTAGCTATTCCGCTCTTTTTCTTCAGGTAGTTGTTGTATAGTTCGAATCTCTTTCTTAAGCCTTGCTCGAAGAATCTCTCCTTTTTAGCAATGTTCTGATCAAACGCAACAAGTTTGAATTTAATGGCAACACCCGAGCTATTTCCTACGAAGTTCTCATCATTGAGGTTTGGTGTCATACTTATCTTGTGAATATCATTCTCTAGTGCTTTTCTAAGGATATCTATCTGTTCTTCATTCATTTCTTTGGTTACATACTTCACATCTGCGCCAGTAGGTACATAAAGTGTTCTTTCTTCATTTAATTCATCCTTTTGTTCAGGATTCAGTTTTGCTCCCTGGAATAGCATCAGTGCTTGTACTAATTGCTCTTTATCATTCAACCTATCTGATTGTAGGAGGTTATACGCATCTACTAATGGAATTACTGGCTCGAAGTCTCCTATCTGTTCTTTATTGTTGGAATACTCTATAAGAGGTACCAATCCGAAGTAGTGTGGGCTTCTTTGCACCTCCTTTAGCGTTTCTCCATCCGAATACACTATCTCTTCTTTGTCTGTATATACTCTTACATACTCATACTTTCTGTTGTATTTTGCCCTACTTATTCTGTAAACAACTCCGAACAACTCTTTATGTTGAATGGTATTATCACAAACCATTATTGCATTATCTGGTGAAATAGAAGCCGACTTAGCTTCTTTACTCTTTGTTGCATACACTAGTTCAAACTTTTTACCCGCTATAGAACATCCCTCTGACAAATCGTAGTCAAGGTTAGTAATCATCTGTTTGTTATACGCCTCTATGATCTTACTTATATCCTTTCCCTCATCAGTGGAATACACGATGGGACTACCAAGTAGGTATCCAGTATTTATATCCGTGATGTACTTGCAATGGTTAGTTACTAATCTATTATTGATATCCTTCTTCCTTCTTCTCTGGAGGATGTCTTGTTTCCCTAAATAATAGTTTTTAAGCTTCTCGTACCTATCTTTTTCCCTTTCGTTGGTCTCGATAGCTTCCTTAATTATTTCTACGGTCGGCTCAGAATCCTTTTCAACATAGAATCTGCACATTATTTAGACCTATTATTTTATTTATTTTCCATTCCTCCCTGTTCCTTTCTAAATCTTAAACTATTCCTTCTACTTTCACAATACCCTCTATTTCTTTCCTTCCCCTCCCCTACTCCCATGTGGATGCCCTATTTTTGTCTTTTATGCCCTAAAATGCCCTTTTTATGGTCAAACTCCCCTCCCCTACTCTCCCCTACCGTGTGTTCAAATTATTTGTACGACTATATACGAATGCCCGTAATCACACTACTTTCTCTTAAATACTTACCACCCTGGATTGCTAGGAAGGATGCGAAGAGGCTATCATCATGAAAGCCCTCATCATGTTCCCTTTTTCCTCCTGGTTTTCTAACGAAGGTCTTCATCTGGCTTATCATGTTGGATGAGTTGATTTCTAGGTTTCCTTCTTCGAATAATTCTATAAAGTCATCTATCATTATGTCTCTGTTACCCGATGTAGTTCTCCATCCGTATTCATTCTTTTCTTCCTGGGTTCTACTGTCTATGGTTTTGTTTACAAATAGGTTTTGGAATGAGGACTCTTGTATCTTAAGTGTAGTTGTAAGTCCTGAGCTGTTTTTCTCTGGTATTAGTAGTGCATCGTTATAGTATGTCGACATCTTCATAGCTATATCTGCTACCTGGTCTGGTCTTATTGTATTATCTAGGAACGAGGCTACTTCTACTTTCTTCTCATTGGTTAAGTCCCATATCTCAAGTGATGTTCCATCGTTCTGTGTTCCTTCTGCTGTATCTATTCCTATTGCATAGTCATGTCCTGGTACTGGTCTGTAGAATATATCTACTCCGTATTTATTCTCTATTGGAATCATAGGTACCAGTTGGCTTACTGCAAACAGGTCGAATACTGATCCACTTGTACTTAAGAATGCCTCCTCTGGTACTGTAGGGTAATCTTCTTTCACCCGAGTCTTTAATGCTCTAGCTTTCAGGTAATACCAATAGAACTGTTCAGGGGTTAGGTTAAACTGTTCTTCTATATCAACTACTAATCCGTATTGCCTTGCTAGTTCTCTGTAGTGTTCTTTCCAGTCATTTTGTGCTGGTATTTGCGATGCGTAGTTAGGGTTCCAAGTCCAGTTGTAAAAGTGAGGTTTGAAGTCTGTTTTTCCTTCTACTGATGCTTTCCATAGGTCATAGAATTGGTTCAATCCTTGTGCTGTTGTTTCCAGTGTTATCTCTCCATCCATTGGTACGGACTCTATAGAATCTGAAAACAGGGCTTCTAAGTCCTTAATCCTGGCAACCTCAGACACATGAAGGTCATGAACTGTTTTAGACCTGGTATTTGTATCTACAAAGTACCTTGATCCTGTTGCTCCGAAGGTTAGTTCTTTTGCTGAATCATACTGTATCTTATATCTACTTTTAATCTCCTCCGGGAGGTTGTCCCAAGCAAACTGGGCTATTCTGAATATATCTAGTGTTTTATCCTTTGTATGTGCGATTGTACTGGTTATGTGGTCTTGTTTGAGCATAGCTTTCTCAAGCTTTCTTAACTGCTCATAGGTAGTAAATCCTATTTGTCGAGCCTTTAATATAATGTTCTTTTTAGCTCTGTGTTGCTCGTAGTGTAGCTGTGCAGGGTTATGCTGAAAGAACTTTCTCTTCCCCTCCTTCGTTTGTATCTGGAAGAGGTTTATCAGTCTTTTCTTCATTATCGGTATATTCAAAATTATCAGGGTCTTGGAACTCATCTATAACCTCTTTAATGCTCCTTTCGGTATTTATGTTCTCTTGTCTCAAACTAAAGTCATCTCTTTCTCTCCTTTCAGCCCACCACTTGCTCGTTTCTAAGTCTGGTTTAATTCCTTTCTTTGTATTCCCCATAATATGCTCTACTATGTTCCGTCTAGCCTGGGTATTAACCATCCCTTGCCAAGCCTTTATTTCAGAACTAAGCTTCTCATCCTCTGGTAACCAGTTCTGTATTGTAGAATATGGTATTCCAGCATATTCACAGGCTCTCTTTAGGCTATAACCTAGCTGTAAATAGGGCTTTATGGTTTCTATTATTTCAAGTCTTTCTTCTGCTGTATATTTGATTCCTTTTGCCATGATTTTTTAGTTTTATTTTTAACTAATTGTTCTAATTTGTTACTCAGTTTTATCACTTCATCCTCATTCTGTTTAATCACTTTTATTATATCATCGATTTCTAGTCTTAGGTCTGCAAGCATTTTGCTGTGCAATCCCAATACCACTGAGATATCTTTAATCAGTTCTGGTTGTCTTCCCTTTCCCATCTCTAGCCTCCTCTAAAGTTAACTTCTTCCCGTTTCTTATCACACTTATTCCGAGGTCAGTTTCTTTGGTTGTGTCAGTGGAATTGTCTTTATTTCTAGGTTTGCAATGTTTTTTTCCATTTTATTTTTACTTAAGTAATTGCAGGGGAGAGGATTCGCACCTCTCAACGGCTGGGTAGGAATGGAGCCTAGGAAGTACTTTCGTTTCTTCCGCCCACCAAACAGGGGAATGGTGTTCTTACCTTTTTGAATACCCTGCACTCCATTATTTAGTTTTTTTAAGCTTAGCTACCCCTTTAGCCTGGCTTTCACTCTTTGGTTTCTCTACCTTAGCTTCTTCTACGGGTTCTATTAGTTCGTAATCCTCCCCGTATAGTCTAATGTACTTCAGGTTTCCCTTCTTCAGCACTATCAACTGTTTCATTTTTCTTACCCTCTGTAAATTTATATATCTCTAATATTGTAACATAACCAAGACCGAGCAGGTATCTAGCCCTCTCTTCTGTAGTCTCGATTATCTCACCCTTCTGTAGAAGCCTCTTTAGTCTCAAATCATTATAGTTTTGTGTTACAAGTAGTTTAACTTTCAACATCTTGCCTACCCTTACAAATAAATATCTTTCTTCCGAATGGGTATCCCTTCATCAGTGGCATTCCGCTATTCAGGATCGTAACTTCTTTGTAGTTTTTCACTAGTTCCTTATACCACTCTTCATCCCTTACTCTGTATGCTCCATAGCTTACATCCTTTCCAGTTGGTACTTCGAATATTAAATCTCCTGTACAATTATTTACAACATCTACGACCTTGTCATCTGTTAAGTGATGGAACAGCCCAAGTGCTAGAACAACTTCATTGTCTTTTCGCTCTCTTTCTAGCATAAACAACCTAACATCCATTTGTAAATACACCCCCTTTGGGAATCTTCTTTTAGCTTCCCTTACACACTTTCCTTCTAGCTCTACCCCTGTATAGGTTTTTGCTCCTCTTTCTAATACATAGGGATAGACCATACCTACATTACAGCCCAAATCTATCACATTTTTATCTTTCCAATCGTACCCTGTAGGGTCTAATTTCTCCTGGATTGGATATTCATCTTGATACCAGTTCATTTATTCTCTAAATAAAATTATATCTACTTGATCATAACCCAACGCTAAAAGTATTGCCAATCTATGGTGTCCATCTACCACTTCCATTTTATCTTCTCTTAGAATGGCTGTAATCCCTCCGTATGGAAGCCCGTTTTCGTGGATTTCGTATTTTTTGTTCTCTTTGTAGCCTTTTCTCATACTTGCTATTAGGTTTTTCCATTCGTAGTATCGGTTCTCTAGTTGCTTTTCTGTTTTTATTGTTCCGAACACTTCTACACCACGATCGTACTCTTTCTTCAAATAAATATAGTATTCAGAATTATGCATGGGAGGATTATCTCTTAGTTCTTGTTCTGCCATCCTTATGTAGGGAATTTCCAGGATAGGACAGTTGAAGTGTAGTGAATACAAATTATCAATATCTACTGTAACTCTTCCTACTTCTTTCATTGCTTATCTTCTATCAGTTTAATCCAATCTTTGATCGTTGAGAGGTCTTTTTCCTTCACTTTTGGAATGTTATTCACAATCTTATCCACATATGCACAATCTAGGTTCATGTGTTGTGGAAGTATGTATCCGTTCTTACCATCTTCTATTAGTTCATCAACACCAGCCCAATCTGTAACTAAGCAAGGTATCTTCCATCTTAAAGCCTCTAAGACGGCATATGGGCACCCTTCAAAGTCACTCAATTGCACCAAGTAGTCTGCGTGTCTTAATCCTATTGTAATATCCGATTTATATCCTACGAACAACACCTCTTCTACATGAGCGAACTTTCTTTTCCAATCTTCAAATTCGTTTGGGTAATGGCTATTATCTCCGAACACCATCCATGAGAACTTTACCTTGTTTTCTTTTAGTAGTTCTGCTAGTTTAAGCATTCTTCCAAACCCTTTCTCTGGTGACACTCTGGAATTTGTTACTAGTCTTAGCTCTTTATCTTCATCTCTGTTGAAATCGGGGTCTAGTAAGTTGTAAATGACAGTAGAATCTACATCCTCTCTCTTTTTTATAACATCCCTAACATGCTTACTTACCGCAACATACTCTACCTTCCCTATATTCTTAAGTTCTAGTGAATATCTATCGTAGTCTGAATGAATCCATTGTAGGAATCTTTTTGCAGTTATTTCTTTAGGAATATCATGGTTACTAGCAATTAAACAAACATCCGCTACTATTGGGCTTGTCATTTTAGGGTCTATTTTTATTACCTTATCACAGGCGGTTGCATATCTGAACAAACTTTCATAACTTTCAGCCGATGTGTATGCAATAGTAATGTGGTAACCTTCTGCTTCTAACAATTTCGATAGGTTATAAACAGCACTCTCAATACCACCCACCTTTGGTATGTAGTTGTGATAAATAGCAATGCTTTTCTTCATACTTTAATTTACCCTAATTATAATCAAATTACAACAACCTAGAATCCTATTTTCTTCTTTAGTTTCCATTTACTTTCAGGTTTCTTCTTCGGTCTGTATTCGCCATCAAGTCTCCTCAAATACCCATTATCATAAGCCCAAGAAGGATCCAAACCGAATGCTGTCGGGTTGTGAATCTTTGAATGACAGGCATCTGGATACATAACTCCTCCTGGATTGCCGTTGCTACAAACATGAATGATCTCATCAGTATTTCTTCTACCATCTACATGATGCTGGCAGACCCACCGTAGTCTATGACAAATTTCACACCTTGCTCTTTTCCACTTAACCTTATTGTTATATTTTGTAGTAATAATCATATGAGTTGTACTCGTAAAGCAGGGGTGGGGATTTTCACCCCACAACGGATTAAATAGGGTCGCTGAGAACGATTGCCCTTGCTCGGATTTTCTTTCTCGCTATGAGCTTCCTATCTCTAAGCTTGATAACACCTTACATATTTGGATACCCTGCACATTTTTTAAGGATCTTATTTTATTTTATTCAGAATCTATATACTTTACAATATACTCACCAGCTTCGTTTAAGAACTCTTTCAGGTGTGGTACTTGTTCTATATATTTATAGTCGTACTTGTATACTTCTCCACTCTCTCTGTCTATCACGACTCTAGTCGGTATCATTCTCTCTCCTTTAATGAAATCTTTTACTCGTTCTAAGTTTAATCCCCAGCTTCCTCTCCTGTTTTCTGGTCTGTACACCATCCCATTTCCGAACAGAAGCCAGTCACCCCATCGGGCTATTTCATTATCAACACCTTTGAATAATGGCTTAATTTCTTTCCTGGTGAACTCATGCCTTTGGTTTTGTTCACACCAGTAGTATACTCGAAGAAGGGCTTTTATCATTCCCGAGTACAGGGTTACTTCCCTGTTGTTTATTACCTGTCCACAACAAGGACAGGTCTTTTTATTGATTGCTCCCATTTGCTTAGCATAATAATTTAATTATCAAATTCAATGGTATAGGAATTAATACCATTAGAATTAGCATAACAATATAAGTTTTATTTAGACCCTTTTGGTCTTTTAGTTCCATCTTCTTTTGTGTTGAAGTTAGAATATTGATTCCAGTATTCTGGGAATACTTTCCTTAGTTTTGCGAAGTTTTTAGAATCTGCACATCTGAATGCTTCAGACAGTGCTTTCACAAATGAGCCTCCGTGGGCACTCATATTATCTAATGTTTGGTATTCTTCCTCTTTAAGACCTATTACACCAGCTTTTTCCATTTCGACCTGAAAAGCTTTCTTTCGAAGTGCTTTTTCGTATCCTACCAGTTCCATTATTTCCCTTGTGAATGTCTCGAAACTGATAGGCTTCCACCATATTAAGACCCTCTTAAGTATCTTGTATCGATTAGGATCTGCGGATGCAATCATATACCCATATACATATGGTGCTGGTTTTGGAAGGTTGAATGTAGGGATATTTAGTTCTTTATCTATGAATCTATATTTTGGTTCTCTCATTTTATTTGATTGCTAATGTTATTGCTACTGCTACTCCCATTACTGTTAGTGTTAGTAGTGCTATCCCGAATGCTACGAAGCACATCGCTAGGTCTTTTTGAAGTTTCTCTATATTAGTAACTTTTTTCATAGAAATTTGTTCTAAAATTAAGTGTTATCTATCGAACCAATCTCCTTTTTCACCAATAGAATATGTTGTATGTAATAAATTTTTTTATTACTTTTAATGCTCTAACCTTTTTTATTATTTCTGTTTTTGTCATAGTAATCTAGCTTAATTTATTTTAACAAAAGTTTGGGGGAGTAAGACCATTCTCATACCGCTTTCCCAGTCTCGGACTCACCTGGTTTCCCAAGATTATCCTACCTCTCGTCCAACAAGTACCAGAATTTACTTACCAAGCATTGGATCCTCTGCACTAATTAGCAATAATTATAGTATTATTAAACTTTGGATCCGCAACCACATAACCATCCTACAGCGATTGCCTCTCAGCGTCCTAGTTGCCATTACTGGCTTTCAGTGAATATGTGTACCTTAACCGTGCGTAGCAGTTTATTCGGTCACCCCCTGAATTTTCAATGAGCTACACTCTCTTAGTCTATCTCTACTATCCCCAGTTTTTTCTGATCTAGCAATTTTATCATAAATTCTAGCATCTCCTGTTCCTCTCCGTTCTTGAATATGTACTGCTTTGTTTCGTATATCACCCCTTCGTATCTTACCTCTACCGAGTATCCACCTATTCCCTTTGCGATCACTACTTTATTCAATGTCTTTAGCTTCATCTTAGTTATTTCCGCTTAATTTAAGTTTGTGCATCTCTTTCCAGAAGATGTCCCAGTCTTTTTGGCTCATTACTAAACCTTCAGCCAATTTTACGAACTTGCGGGTTGGTTTCTCTACTAATTTATTAAACCACTCCGTATCTTTTTGAAGCATTTTCTTTGTTGGTCTGCTTCGCTCAGGTAGGTCTATATAGTCTAGACCTATTCTTCCATCTGAGTTGTAACCAGCGGGAATGTTGTTGTCCATTTTTATCCCTTACTTAATTTATTAATTATATATTACCAAATATCACGGCTTTGTCAAGTGTTTTATTCTGTATTTTTCAAACTCTTTTCTAAACCATCTAAAGCCTTATCTGTAGCCTTGAACTTCTTACTTACTAAACTAAGAACTGTCTTCATGATCTTTGTTTTTGCTGATGGGTTTGTCGATTTTTTATTCTTTTTCTTCTTTCTTATATATGTACCATTCAATACTCTTGTTACTGTAGCTAAACTCACCCCCGATTCTAGCATTACATCATTCCTGGTTATCCCTAGTGCTGTACAAAGGTTCCCTAGTTCCTTCCAATCGAAGTCTTCATTCAACTTCTCCATGAATTGCCTATCTCCGAATATGGTTCCGTATATTTGTGCTACTCTCTCTCTGGTCAAGCTGTTCTTCCTGGCAATTTCAGCGTAGTTGTAATCAAGCTCAAGGTATTCATTTACCAACTGCTCCGCAATCTGCATTGCTCGATCGTAGTTTTCTGCTCTTAGTTGATTTGTATATGTTCTTACTATGTTTCCCTCCATATTACTTAGTTTTTAATTTAGATAAAACACACCACACTTCGCATAGATATGTTCCATCACAGGATTTAATGGGACACTTCCGTTTAGAGTTTTACCCTTAAAGTCGTTTTTTAATAGACCAATCATCTCTTGCACTTCGCCCTTTCCTTTATTCTTGCTTTCACAAAGATATATTGACACCCAATCATCACCCTCTGCTAAATTCATAAAGACACCCTTGTAGAAAGCATTTATTGTTTCCATACCCATCTCACTATATTTCTCATACCTTATCTTCTCCATATTACTTATTGTCTTTTAATAAATTAAGTTGCTCTAATTGTTTATTTTCCTTGACTCCATCTATCCTAGCCTTAGCGATTTCCATATACTCTGGCATCATTTCTATTCCTATAAACTCTCTGTTTAATTTCTTACAAGCCATACCAGTTGTTCCTGAACCCATAAATGGGTCTAGTACCACCTGCCCTTCTCTACTTACCAATTTAACAAGATACTCCATTAAAGCAATAGGTTTAACAGTTGGATGGTTGTTTTTCGTTGGTTCTGGTACTTTATTTTCTCCCTTTAGTGAAGCACCTCCTACTGTCATTTTTACATTTTCCCTACCACCATTTGATGTAGATATAACTGCTTTATCTTCTATATCCTCACACCCTATATTCCTTTCTCTCTTACTTGCTTTTGCACAATAAAAGAAGCGAGATGCTGAACCTGAGTCGGCATATTCACTCGTCTCGTTACCTCTTTGAAAGTTTGTATTAACCCCAACTCCACCCGTTCCTCCATTTGTTGGCGTTCTCGGCGTACTCTTTGTATTCGGAAACAACCCTACTACCTCATCAGAACCATCGTGGATTAGATTGGCAGGAAAGCGACCTGTTGGTGCTTTCTGATTAAACTCTTGTAATTTGGCACTACCCTCTTGATTAAACACCTTAACACCACTCTTTGATTGCCTTGCCCATTGGTCTACTGCGTGGACATCCTCTTTGTTGCTCATATCAAACCCCACCCTACACCCATCAATGTTTATTCCACCTACTCCCCACTTCAAACAGTTCTCGGCTACTGTCTTTTCTCCTAATGGCTTTCTTGCTACTGTAATAGGCTCTAGTGCAGGTTTAAGAGCAGTTCCCCAACCTTCCCATTGTGAAGTGCCTTTTGTCAAATGGACTTTTGGTTTTGTGTCCCAACCCTCCACCCCAAACTTCGCTTTCCCACTCCCACTTCTACCCTCCCTACCAAATGGTTCGTGTTCGCCTAAATCCTCCCTCTCATTCCCCTGTAACTTATCAACTGCTTTACCTATATTCAAACTTTTAGGGAATCCTGAACCATATACCCAAGCTATCATATCTCTTATCTCAAACCCTGCATCCTCAATATTAACAGCCATTCTATGTTGTGTTCTTGTTCCTGCAAAGGATAGTAAATACCCACCAGGCTTTAGAACTCTTAAACACTCTTTCCATATATCAATACTAGGCACATCATAATCCCACTTCTTACCCATAAAGGATAGTCCATAGGGAGGGTCAGTAACAATAGCATCTATACTGTTATCCTCTAGTTCTTTTAATTTGTTCTTACAATCTCCAAGCAGTAACTCCATATTACTTATTGTCTTTTAATAATTTATGTATCAGAGTAATTCCCCCTGAATTTTAATAGGGTTCTGTGCATAGTGTAAAACGTGCTTACCAAGTTCCGGGAATACACAGTTTCTCAAAAGCAATCTCTTCCTTGGAACATCATACTTACTTAAATCAAATCCCTTAACATCTTCTAACTTCTCAATGCTATCATAATGGCTTCTACTGTTTGCTCTAAAAGGAGGTAGTACGAAGTTAGTCCAGAAGTAGTGTCTCCCTAGTTCTTGTGGCTTAATGAGTGGCTCATAATAACCAACTACATTCTCCACACAATACAATCCTCTAAAGTAGTGCTTCAAGAATATTATCTCCTCATATAGCTTCATATCAGGGAACACTGGCTTTTGCCTTATGTTTCCATTCTTGTCATAGGTGGCAATAAACCTTACTTGGCTGTGTGTAGGGCAAGGAGGACTACTCCATATAAAATCAAACTCACTAAAGTGTTCTAAAAGATACTGGTGTGCATCTGCTACAACAACCCTATCATTAGGAAAGAAGTCGTGATATATATCTGCTATATCCTGCTTATACTCCACAGCAGTTATCTCGTGTTCGTCTCCCCAGAGTTTTCTATTCCCCCCTATTCCTGCATACAAGTTCAGTATCTTTAACCCTTTCTTCCCCATATTACTTATTGTCTAACTATTTTATATCCCTTTTCTTTTAATAACCTCATAGCTTCCTGCGTCTTATCATCACTCTCCTCAACTCCTGTTTCCCTTAATATTCCATACTCAACAGTCCCACTCTCTAATTTTCCACAAGTAATTGTTTTCTCTTCATTTGTAACTTCTCTCCAACTATATACCCCTGCAAATGCTTTTAGCCCAAACGATAGTGTGCCTTTACAGGTAATTGACAGTCCAGCAACTATTCCATACGACCCACCTGCTTTAATAGACTCACCTGCTTCAATAGACCCACCTGCTTCAATAGACTCACCTGCTTCAATATGCCAACCTGCTTCAATAGACCCACCTGCTTTAATAGACTCACCTGCTTCGATAGACCAACCTGCTTCGATATACCCACCTGCTTCGATAGACCCACCTGCTTCAATAGACTCACCTGCTTCAATATGCCAACCTGCTTCAATAGACCCACCTGCTTTAATAGACTCACCTGCTTCAATATGCCAACCTGCTTCAATAGACCCACCTGCTTCGATAGACCCACCTGCTTTAATATACCCACCTGCTTCGATAGACCAACCTGCTTCGATATACCCACCTGCTTTAATAGACTCACCTGCTTCGATAGACCAACCTGCTTCAATAGACCCACCTGCTTTAATAGACTCACCTGCTTCGATATACCCAGTTACAAACAACCCCATATCTAAATCTATCTCTAAATTCTCTGTGGTTTCTATGTTTCCATTAAACACATATCTATAATCTTCTTTTACTAATCCCTTGAACTTTTTATCTATAACCATTTTTTTACTAACTAAAATTAACTAATATTCCTTAATTCATTAACATAATTGTCCTTTCTGTTTTCTATAGACCCATAATCTATATCTCCTCCCTTTAGCAAAATTCTCTTTAGTGTCATTATCTCCAAAAACAACCACAATTTATAAAAGAAGTTTCTCTTTGCTTTTCTCATTTTATTCTCCATTTTCGCCTCCTTTTTGATAACTCATTTCCCAATCAGCTAGTTCGCTAGCATTTCCTTCAATATAATCTCTACCTACTTCTAGTTTTTCCTCATTTATCTTGTAGACCGAATAATCAGTGCATATTATTGCTCCTTCTGGCAGTTCATCTACTTTGGCTATTATTCCTACTTTTATTTCTATCCCTATCAGGCTTAGAAGGTATGCGTATACATACAATTGCATCTTAGAATGTTCTGAACTCTTTCTCGATCCTGATTTCCAGTCAATTAAGATTCCTTTTACAGGGTCTAGGTAGTCTGCAATCATACTCATATTCAACCAATCAAACACCTCAATTGGTTTTGTATTAGAAGTGTTCCAGGTATTAATGCCTAGTTCTCTATCTTCCCATTGACCTGTTTTAGGATCCTGGAATCGTGGTGGTAGTAATACCAGTTTCTTTTTAGCGATTATGTCGTGTACTCGGATCCCATCTTCCATATACATATCTGAATCCTGTACTTTCATTAGCATTTTAGTCACTCTTTCGAGGTCTTTTTTACACCATGCACTAAGGATAGACCAGCTATATGTTTTCTTTTCCATTTTTATATCCCTTTATAGCTTATGTATTCGTAAGAAGTTTCTATCACACCTTTTGGTAGAAGTCCATCGGGGTTTTTATCTGATTTTGTAGCTTTTCTGTAGGCTTCAATAGCTTCAGTGTTTGGCTTCTTCTCTATCTTTACGAACTGAGGTTCTGCATCATCCGTTATAGCTTTTCTCCTAGTTACTCTATACCCTACCTCTACCAAGTCCCCTTCATATTTCTTCTGTTTGTGGTTTTCCTGGAAGAACTCTATCAACTTCCCCTTTACATAGTCTCTCAGATGGTCTAGTGTTCCTTTTTCTTTCCTTGCATTTGTTATGTGACTTACAGCTTCTTCTATTTCGTATATTCCTTTAAGCGAAGCCTCGAACTCTGGCGTTAAGAAGTATTCTTCCCCAACCTTTTCGTACACCTCTAAGTGTGCAATTAGGTTTGATGCCTCTCCGATCTTAAGTCTAGCTTCTTCGAGTAGTTTAGTTATTTCTTCCATTTTTCTTTTCGCTAAATTTATTTTCTAAGGACAGTTTAAGTTCTTCTACAGCCTCAGTTGTTAGAAGTCCTACCTTAGCCTGGTGATCAATTTCTTTTTTAAGTGCTTCGTAATCTCTTTCCGATTTCACATTCTCTATCTTCTTGAGCATTCCCTTATATACCTCAGACACGGTTACTATTATTTCTGCATCTTTAATGTTTTCATTTGCAACTTCTGTTCCGAGTGGCATTGCACTATCTCCTCTTATATTAAAGTCTTCTTCTGTTTGTAGTTGGCTTATTCCAAAGGCTTTCTTTAAGGCATGAGATTCTGCAACCTTTTTTATCATCTCTGCTGGATGTGTTTTCCATGGAGTGTAGGTACTATTTGCTTTATTGTAGGTATCCCAGCTTACGATCTCAATTGTAGGCTCCCCATCCTTTCTCCATACGATTGCGTATGCTCCTGTTATTTCACCTCTTTCTTCGTCACTTAGTGTTGTAATATTGTGTACAATCTTTCCATTTGCCACATCTATATGGAACTCGTCATTTTTCCTTACTTCGCAACTTCTCATTCCAGCGAATTTCTCATTCTCCTGGGCTTTCTTTAAGAACCCATCCCTACCAGTAAATATTATTAGGTTCTCTTTGTTGTCCTTGTAGCACCATATCTCTTTTTTGAAGGGATTGAGATTATGTGATTTGGCTACATTTAGAAAGTACCTGAATTCCGTTAGGTTCGTTTTCTTTGCAACCGTTTGGTGCATAAGCTCAAGATCCTTTGCGGTCTCTTCTGGGTACTTTTCTGCGAGTTTTTGAAACTCTTTTACTGTGATAGCTTTTTCCATTTTTGCCCTCACTTAATTTAATTGTATTATCATATTACAGGGGTGTTGTATTGTTGTCAAGTGTTAGTATTGGCTTATAGTGTATACCTTCACATTGCTAGGATCTCTTGAACGATCTTATTTTTTTCTGGCTGGTCTTTGAAGTATACATGATCGGGTGGGGCGACCGCTTTTTGTTTTGGGGTTATTCTTTCTGGTTTTTCTACCTTGCCTTGAAGGTAATGCATGAAGCTTATTGGATCATAGTTCTTTCTAGCTTTCTCAGTCATTCTATGAAATCCTGATACAACATCAACTAGTTCAAATTTTTTCATCAGTTCGTATCTATCTCTTAGTACGATCCCGAATGGTATTAGTTCTATTGTTTCCATTTGTTTAAGGTGTTCACAATTATTGTTCTCCCTTTAGCTGTAGTGAGAGGTATCCCTAACCTGGAGCTCACTTGCTGTTGTAGTGTCCTCTCGGTTGTTTCTCCGCACTACTCATCTAATTCTATACTCCTAGGTAATTAGTTATTTTTGCTCCTAGGTAGTCTGGTCGTTATTAGAACCGAGTCCAGTTTTGTTATACCAATCTCAGACCTTCGAAGCTTATGTTCTCCCCCATTTAGGCTACTTTTTAGAGGTGTAGCACCCCAGTTGATTGGTTGGCATCCTGCGTAACTAGAATAGCTTGGGCTTATGTTTAAGGTCGCAAATGCCATTTGAATCCCTGCGACCATTTCATCTAGTATTTCTTTTGGATCTATTTTTGTATTATTGCTCATCTAGGATCATGTTAGACGAATTCTTGTCACTTGTCTATATATTTTTGCTGTTTTATTATTACAGGTTTGTTGGGTTTTATTGATCATTACTTTGTTTTTCCTCATTCTTACACAGAAACTCTTTTCTCTTTCTGAGAACTACATCCCAATTTTTTAGAAGCTTAATTCTTATCATTTCTTTCCAAAACTCTATTGTTCTCTTCTCTTCCATAATCTTACACACCACGAACAAATTTTTTGTTCATTATACATAGTCTGTCATAAGGTCTACTGCTGTTTGTATGTCTTTGAATGCTTCCATTCTTCTTTCTCCTGGATTAATTTGCTCTAAACTCTTGAAGCTATTTTCACTGGATCCTGTGTAAATACCTCTCTCTTGTTCTATATCATGTCTCATAGTATAATATATTGTTCTCTAAGGTCGCTCTTAGAGGTATTACAAGTTAGTTAGGTTGAAGGAGTGGTCTATGATCCCTCTTTCTTTTTAGAATCGTGTTAATCCCTTGACCAGTTCTTCTACCTCGTTTTCCTTTCCGTATTTGTGCAGGAATTTATCCAGCCACTTCAAACCAACCGTTATTGCCACTAAAACTTCTATTGGTAAGTTTAACCCAGCAACTCTGTCTATTGCGTATGGAATAACTGCTAGAACCACCAGTCTTAGCAAGTCTGCACTTGCATCAAATATTGGCTTTTTATTTCTTTCCCACCATTCTTTCATTTTAGTTATTAATTAAAATTATTTAAGGATCCCCATTATAAACAGTACTCCTACTGCAACCGCTCCAACGCCAATTAAAATGATCCCAAGTCCCATGGCTAAATAGAAGGTTGTCATTAGTAATTCTGTTGTCATTTTTCTTCTTTCGTCTCTTCTTATTTTATTTCTGTATATGTGTTCTATCTTTTGATTATCCACATAAATATATAAACAATTTAAGGCTACTTGTTCTTTCTGCTAGAAAAAATGTTCACCAACACGCTCAGAATCCATTTATATATGTATACCCAAATACTTTCTTTTTCGATTGGTTCAGGCTCTGTAGAATCCTCACCTGGGGTCTCTGGCTCCTCTACAGGAGGCTCTGGTTCAACTGGAGGTGTCTCAGGTGTCTCAACTGGTTCTTCGGGCTGTTCTGGTTCGCTAGGAGGCTCAGGGGTGGGGTCGGGTAGGGGTGCTGTATAAACTGTAAGGTCTTCTAGTCTAAATCCGTTCTTTATTTTTCTCTCAAAGCTCCATGCGGTTAGCAGGAATGATTTGTACTGATAATCCAGGTCTAACCTATCTCCTTTCTTAAACTCCTTCACTCTTTCTCCTGTATCTATATTAAACAGGGCTGTATCTCTAATTAGTTCGTATTCTGTAGTTTGTGGCAATTTAATAGCCTCTGTAGTCCAGTCTATGGGTTGTGGATAACTTTTATCATTCACATTATTGATCACATTTTTTAACCAACCGCTTTTTGATGTTCCAATATTTACCCCAGGGCATGATGTAGTAGCACTTATTTCTTTGTGTCCCCTTACTTTAGGATCTATATTGTATCTCTTTTCAATATCTCTAATGAGAAGCACGAGGCTCTTCATCATTGCATCTGTAGGTTGTGCTGTTTCGTAGTTTCCCTCTAACATTATTGCTATTCCCCAGTAGTTGAATTGACCAGTGGCACCATCTCCTGAATGGTAAAGCACATACTTTTCATGTTGGACTTGTAGCACTGATCCATCCTGTGCAATCATGTAGTGATATCTGATGTATGGGTATCCAAATTCTCCTGGTGTAGTATTATTCCAACCGATACTCTTTGTTTTATGGTAATTGTTATGTGATTTTGCTCTAGCTTTTAATTCGGTCATATTCATTGCTGGAGGATTTACAGCCGAGTGGTGGATTGCAATATTTTTAGGGCTTCCGTTTCTTATTATAGCCATTTTATTTTTGACTAAAATTATCTACTCTCCTATCCCAAATAGTTTCAATACAATTGTTATCACATTCGCTGTACTAACCAATCCACTTCCAACAATAAGCACTGCAAGAACCTTCAATACCTTGTAGTTTTCTATCATTCCCTCAAGGATCTTCCAGTAGTTATTTTCCGTATATTTGTCATATTGCTTGATCACATTTTCTGTTCTTCCTACCAAATCACATTCATCTACTTTCCTGGCGTGTTCATAAGCCACATTTACCATTCGAGCAAGCCCAATATCTTCAAAATCCTTATCCCCAAGCAATGCCCTTTCTATTCTTTTCTGGCTACTCTTCAGGCCATCTACATCCTGAATTAGCTTGTTGAAAACTTTATATAGCTCGCCATTTTTATCATCAACGATTTTTATCACATCATCTCTTGTTAAATATTTAGCGGTTTCTTTAGCCATATTTTCTATTCTTTATATTATCAAGTCTTTTAGAATCCAATACAGCATTATGGCAGTAATATGAACTCTGTATAAATATACTAACATACCCAATATCAAAAATATACCCAAGTGTATCAAAATCTTCCCTAGTATGTGTTCAGTCTTTTTCATTATGCTATTCTTCTATATCTATAAACTACTATGTAAGGAGGTAGGTTGTTGTGTGAACCACCACCACCAGAATTAGATACTATATTGCTGTATCTTCTTCTACCTGAACCATAGAATATACCAGCATTTAATATTTCAGCTGTTACTTCCTGTCCATCACTATGAACAATATCTGTCATAACTGTATGTCTGTGTGTTGGCATTTCTGCTATTGTAAGTGTATGTGTCTTTTCTCCACCAGTTTCTCCTATTGTATCAAACTCTGTATCTGAACTTTTTGCTACTAATACTCTACCTGCCCCATAAACTTCCCAAGTTCCACCAAAGTGATTCCCCATTTTCGTAGTTGTATCTAAATCACTTGAGGTTGTTTCGTATATAGTTCCAATTGGATAGAACCAATCCAAAAGACCTGAAATTATACCTTGCAATTCGGAAACATCAGAATTAACCTCTTTTAACAGGTTACTCTTTTTGAATTTCACACTAGTTCCATCTGGTGAATGTGTTAAATCACTAACATCGACACCATATAATATATCATTATCATCTATCGTTGTTATCTCACCTAATTGTGATGTTCTTTTTCCCATAACCCTATTAAAATATATTTAGTTAGTTAAGTTAAAGGTAAGCACAGGTTGCTTCCATTCTTAAAGTACAAATTCCTGAAGTGATTTCCATGTTTAATGCAGCAACTGTATTTTGCCCTGAACCTGCCAATAAATAAATATAAGTTTTAGCAGTTAGAACTATATTTGTTACAAAGGTTGTACAAGGGGTTCTCAAATCAAAGCTTGAACCTCCTGCTGTATAGCTTGATGTATAATTCTGATAATTAACACCTTCTTTATAGGGAGTACTTCCGTTCACAGAAATTGCCATTTGATGAGAATGTGCTGTTCCAATACTTCTTTGACTTCGTAAAACTCCCGTATGAACAATAAATTTCCAAGCACCAATAGGTACTTCTACTCTAGCATTATTATTAGAGTACCAAGTATTTGCTACTGCAGGATTGGCATAAGTTATATTTCCAGTTGTAGAATAAGTATAAACCACACTCCACTTATCAGGGTCTAAAGGAAACCCTAGTGGGGCTTTATGTGGCGAGAAGTAATTTTCTGTGATTGCACTGTTTGTTAATAAATACAGAGCCTGGTTATCGGTAGGATCTATTTCGTGTAAGAAGGTTATGATCGTATCTGGATCTGAATATGTAATGGCGGTGATAATCCCCTTTATGACATTACCCCCATTTGTAAACATTATTCTCCAACCAACAGAATAATTAGCACTAACATCTTTTCCTTCGATCTTAAAGTATCCCGTAGGATCATCTACACTATGGTAAACCCATGTTTCTGCATCAGGATTCCAACCCGTTAATTGAGGATTAAGCGGTGCGAGACCAGCTAGTAGTGTAGCCTTTGTGAATTTCTTATTGGTTCCATTATCCGAACCTGATGTATCACTAACATCCACCCCAACTATTAAGTCATCATCTGCTACCTCTGTGATTGTCGCTAATTGTGTAATCTTCTTTCCCATATATCCAGTATAACAAATTATATATCTAAAAAGTCAAACTCTTCTCCGATTTCATTGTAGAATATGGTGTAATACATGATAATCTTTGAAGCTGTATATTCTCTATCCATAAAACTCCACGATGGTCTGGTTACCTTTAAGTACAGGTTTTCTGAATCTACATAAACATCTATATGAGGTTCTCCATCTACACCTATCCCGTACGGTGATCTAATAGACCCGAGGTTGTCATTTATTATGTATTCATCACCAAATGTAGAAATTCCCCAACCTACGGTTGCTTCTGGTAAGAATACTGGCGGATATCCTAGGTTGTGTTCTACGGTTGCGGTATATACTTTCGATTCTGCACTTGTAGCTATTGTTTCTGCGGGAAGGTTCAGTTCGAGTGTTCCTGTTTTGAATATCTTGAAGCTATCGAACCTACTATCCATTGAATTAAAGTATGGAAATGCGGTTTTCACATCAACATCTCCAGCTCCTAGCAAATAAACACCGCCTTTTCTAAGGGGGTATGTTGTTGGAGGATCTCCTTCTAGTGGATCCAAGAATAGTAATGCATAGGCACCATCATCCCCTTCAAACGGAATTATAGTCAAATCACCTGTTAGGAATGTTACTCCTTCATTGAACGGATCCGTTTTCGTAGCTGTAAGTGAATAAGTGTATTCTTCCCCAGTAAACACATCATAACCAACATCTGGCGTATCAGGGCTTAGTTTTCTAAATGCTAGGAATGAGGGTATATATCCAAGCGGATTCTTCCAGGTTAGGTTTCCATTGTTTCTACTAAAGTAAGCCATATTAGTATAGTATGTTGCTCCGTACCAACCACTAAAACTTCCCACACCAGTTCCTACTAAATAATACCCGTATGGGGTGTCTTGTTGGAAGGCATCTTCTGGATGATAGAATATAACGGTTCCGCTTCCTTTTGTATTTGTAAGCTTCCATCTGTCCACACCATCCCACCATATCCAATACTCACCGTTGGTATACGCTCTCTTTCCGTTTTCTTCACCATCTATATAGTAATCACCCGAAACACCAGCTGGGCTTGTCACATAACCAAGTGTAAAGCTAGGTTGAGCCACACCCGTTTGTTTGAATATCTTAGGTGTTTTCCATTCACTACTAAACGACAAATTAACATCACTAGTATATCTAGCATCGTGATTCGCTCTAGCTACTTTTGTTATCGGTTTGTTAGCCATACCAAGCATCCTTTCTCGGTTCTAAATATAAAGTAACCTTAATCTCTACTCCTTCTGGTGCATAGAATCTGATTGTATTGTCATCTATGTGTTCATAATCGATCTTCCTTCCTAGTATTATTATCCCAATATCTGGAACATACTCCCTGTCGTAGTAGTATATGGGTATTTGTCTCCATCCCCATGTCGAGTATGAATCTATCTTCGCAAATGCTCTAACAATAGGTTTATATCCTAAGTTATGCACCAAGTCCTTCTTATGTGTTGCCTCCTCAAATGGTGGAGCTGCCATTATCGTGGTTCATCAATAATTAAAGTATAGGATCCTTTCACTTTTAGATGGTTTTTTGTCGAATCAATAGTCCTGTTTTTAGGA